AGTCAGGCTCGGGTCGATGATGCAGTCGCGGACGTTCATGTTGATAATGCGCGGCTTGTCGCTGTCCCAGTAGACCCACTCACAGCTTGTGCCGTAAATCAGGCCGCTACGAACAGTCTTAATGCTCTTGGTATCCCAGTTGTCGCACTCCCAGAAGTAGTCAAAGTAAGCGTTCAGTGCCTTGAGGTCAGGCTGCTTACCGCCCATGGTGAACGTCGTCTTGATGTACTGGTACATGTCCATCGGTACAAAGTCGATAGACGGCCGACCGGCGCAGAGCGCAGCAGTGATGGTCTCGATGGTCGAGAAAGATAACGGCACAAACGTGTTGGCGGTGCCTTCGTATCCGACGAGAGCGCGGATGTTGTTGTATAGCTTGTAGTTGCGTCGCCAGCGGTCGTGATGATTCTGCTTCGCATAGTTCCAAGAGCGATTGAACCGATCGACCGTATCCTTGGCCGACTTCATTTGCCGTTGTTTCGGCTGCTTGGCTGCTGGTTTTGTGACTGCCACTAGTTAAGCTGCTATGCACCTACCCTGATGCTAATTTGGATTATAAGGCACATGTGCGCAAATAGCTATTGCTTTTAATGCCATTGGCTTTGTCGTTTCGCTACCCAGTCGGCACGGTGAACTGTTACTGGCCCGACTGGTTGCGGGTTGCTGAGTGCGCCAGTTTGGAACGCGTCAGTGCCGTGTGATGTCCAGTCGTGCACCGGCTCATTGCCGTAGACCATCAGCTTGTCGTTCCAGACCTTCTTGTAGCCCTTGAGCGCGTCGATGCCTCGCTTGCAGTTCACAGCGTCGAAGTAACAGCGGGGGATTAGCGTGCGGATGGCGTCGATGCCGTCTTCCTTCTTGGCTGGGCGCTTGATGGTCTCGAAGGTGATGCCGAGCTTCTGAGCGGTGTCCTTGCGGCTAATGCCAGTGCTCAGCTCGCGCACCTCGATGTCGTGTGGTGCTTTGTGACGGCCGTAGACGTACTGCTTCATGCGCTCGAAGCCATCTTGCTGGCCCTTGAGCACGCGGATGTAGTGCGGCATACCTTCACCGCTGTTCTCGTAGTAGTCGATCAGCCTTACCTCGCGGCCGGCTAGCTGCACAAACCAGATGGACATGCTGTCGTCGATGCCGAGATCCCACCAGGTCTCTACAGGTAGCTGTGGCTCGTAGGGCACGTTTCTGATGCGACCTTGCGCCTGGGCGTAACGCAGAGCCGATCCGAAGTAGCTACCGACAACTGGGCTATCCCAAGAGCAGTAGTACTCCTGCTCGACAAAGGCGTTGGCTTCCTCTTCGGACTGACCGCGAGCTAGGAAGCGCTCGATAGTGCGACGGCGGATGCGAACCATCTGCTCGTCAGTGAAGACGTCGGTGTCATCGACGGTAAGGATGCTCGTATACCAGTCAGCGTCGTTCTGCCAGGCGTCCATCATCCCCTTGGCAGCACTGTCGCCGTTACTGGTCATGTTCACGATCAGAGAGCCACCATTGGCTTCGAGGATCGGCTCGATGATGTCGATAACTGTGGGGTCCATGCTCTGTAGCTCAGACAGCACAAACAGCTTGGAGTTACCACCACGCAGCCGGCCAGGCTTATGCGTGCTGATTACTCGGATCGAGCCGCCAGTAATAAGTTCGATGCGCTTGAGGCTGTCGTTCAGTCCGTCGTCCATCGAGTGCTGGCGCACGCGCAGATCTTTGGGCACGAAGTCGGTGAAGCGCTGCCCATCATTGGTGTACGACTCCCACAGGTTGTCGCGGGCCATGTCGTTGGTCGGGAAGGCGTACTTGGTAGTCATCGGCTCTTCGGCTGTGCGCTTGATGGCGTAGTTCCAACACGTCATGTCCTTACCAGCGCGGCGGTGCCAGTTGAGCGCGGCGAAGCGCTTGCCGCTGTCCATTGCCTTGAAGAACTCGACCTGGTAGTCGCGAGGCTCGAAGAGATGGGGGAGACTAATTGTCGTCATTCACTACAAGGCCCACAACAAAATCGCTATAACAATCGCAACGGCTATAGCTACCGAGCTGGGGTTACGCACCATATTTCTTGATCTCCACTTTGACGGTTTGCTCGCCACTGTTCTCAACAGAGGAACGTTCGACGTAGCCATGCTTACTGAGCATCAGCTTCGTGATCGTTCCGTTGAACTTGCCGATGAGACCGTTTTGGATAAGCTTGTCGGCTTGGATCGAGTCGAGCTGCTCTAAGATGTCGGAAAACTCAGGTTTCTTCTTTGCCCAGTCGTAGAGCGTGTCCCGATTAACACCCAAGTGGAGCGCAAGACGCTCCTTGGTGGGCAATAGAGTGTTGCGCTTGCCGTCTGCGCCTTCCACGTACTCGCGGGCACTCGTTAGCAGATCGGGCGTCAGCTTGGTCGGCCTAGCCATTGCCAGGTACCTCAATGATTGGCGATACATCAACCGGCTTAGGCACCAGCTCGCGCTCGCTGACATTGACATTGCGCTCGTAGGCTTTCTTGTACAGCTCACTACGAGCCCGCAGGTACTTGCGAGGGTTGGAGTTCAGCCGAACTATCACATGGTCATCGTCAAGGCTGTTGTGGCGCTTGAGAATGCCTCGTATCTCGTCAAGCCAGTGCAGTGCCTTCGGAGTTTGGTTGGGCGTGTGCAGAACATCGAAGTAGTAAAGCTTGACGTGCATTTTCGCCATGTCTTTAGCCTGCCCCAACACCACGTTGAGGTTTTGCCCCGCGCTCATGTCGAGGAATCCATAGGCGATATCTAGTTCACGGCCTGCCATATGTACCTTAGTTATACTCCTGTTATGGTCTCCTATCAATATGACCCTTCGGTGCCGGTGTCGTTGAAGTACCTCAGCCGACGAACCAGCCAAGGGTTAGTGAGCTTATCCGCTGTAAAGCTGATGCTCGTGCCGTTCTTGTGCTGAGCTTCGTAGACTTTTCTGGGATGCTCGATGATGGTTAGGTTCTTGTACTTACTCATCGGAGATACCTGCGGCACGCTTGTAGCTCTTACCAAGCTTAATATTGTAAATAGTGGTGTGCCCTACGCCGTAGACTTTTGCGATCTTAGTAGCGGCTTTGCCCTCGTCTAGAAGCGTCAGGATCTCTACAACATGCTCGGGTGTCAGTTTCGCATTCGGATTCAATTCACCTGAGAGCTTATAGCTTTTGTTGCGATAATAGTGCTTCATGTTCTCGCTGTGCGTGGCCCAGTCAAGGTTTGAGGCAGCGTTATTTAGTTTATTCTCGTCAAGGTGATTGACTTGCCACTTACAGTCTGGGTTTGGTATGAACGCCTTGGCAATCAGCCGATGGACAAGATAACGGTGACCGCCAACCGCCACATATCGGTAGCCGCGTTGGGTGGTCTGGTGAGTCATCGGCTTAAAGCGACTTTGATATTGCCAGTAAACATTACCGTCTTCATCTACAAAGTACTGCGAACGACCATGGCCGATCTGTACCTCCCGAAGCTTATCGTCTATATTTCCCATCACCTACCCCTTCCTTATTCTGTTGTTATTACCTCATCTTGCGGTGGGCGCGGCTCTGGAATGATGCCGTTGGTGGTGTGCTCCATGACAACCTCGACTAGCCGCGCCATGTTCATGTCGAGTCGCCGTTCCTCTTCATCTAGCCTGATGCGAGCGTCAGCTATTTCAGCTTTGCGGGCTGCGTAGCTCTTTTGCTCGGAAATCAAAATCTCACTTAAAGTGCTCATGGTTGTGCTCTAAGTTGTACTCTTTTCTTGCCCGATTGCAAGTACGCCTCGATTAGCTCAACGCTCTGGTCGTAACCAACGCCAAAGTCAGCCCTGTAGCCATGTTCTCGCAAATGTTGAAGCATGTGGGCTTGCTCCTGGATATGCCTGTCGGCTACGAGAGAGCCGTCGCGTTTGTAAATGCGCGTACCTTCCTTCTTAAGCTCTAGGAAGTAGCCTCCGTCTCCCCGAAGGAAGTGCGGTGACGCTATAAACAAGTCTGGCCACGCACGCTTGTTTAGCCGCCCGTACAAACTCCGCGTGTAGGGGCTTGGGTTGTTCACGCCTGCCAGGTCGAAGTGGTACAGCACACTGGGATGCTTCACATTGAGGTACCTAGCCAGCTGCTCGTAAAGGTCTACTTCTTTCATGCATCGGCGTCTCCGTTTAAGTTAGTGTTCTATCGGCGGCATTGAGACCGACTCGCAGCGCGCTCAATGCTGGTGCCGAATAGGGGGAGTGGCAGCTAGCGCAGTATTGGGCTGCCGATTTGGTGCGTCTGAGATCTGCCGGGGGTGGGCACCGGACAGAATGCGCCGCGCAAAGCATCTAAGCCACGTCGTTCCCCATGCGGGTTGCGATCTCATCGCGGACGATCACTAAGTCCATTTGCAAGTCTTCGATGGCGTGCATCTTGGCTGCTTCGTACTTGAGCAGAAACGTAAGGGGTGCGCGGCCAAGCCACTCGATGAGGTGGTAGTTGATCTCAACCGCTTCGTGTTCTGTGTGGCCGGTGCTGTCTACGTGCTCGGCGCTCATGCGGGCACCACCGGAGCAACTATGTGCTCAACTGCTCTCTGCGCAAGGCTCGCGGCTGAACTCACCAGACGGTGGTCGTTGCCCAGTGCACCAAGCCAGTTCGCAACGTAAGCGGCTGAGTTATCGAAGAGGTCGTCACTGTCTAGCCCTGTATCTGCAAGCAGCATCGCTGAGCCCATCTGAGCCACAAGCTCTTCCTTGGCGTACTGACCGCTACCAAAGTGGTCGAACGCAGCAATGCCAGGCCGGTTGAGCCGCTGTGGAGCGCCGGTTGAGTGCACGCCCTCGTGGAATGCGGTCGAGTAGTAATGAGCTGGGGTCTTGAACTGCTCTCGTAGCGGCAAGGTGATTACGTCGTTGCCATCAGTGCTGTAGTAAGCCAGATCGCCCGGTACATGACGGAGGGTTGGGCCACCGTTCGCCAGGTAGCCGTCGAGAACTGCTTGAGGTTCAGCTAAGACTTCGCTCGTACCAGGTTGCGGGAAAAACTTGGCCGGTAGATCTTCGCACTGAGCAGCGTTGAAGACGTGGAAGGCTTTGGCGATGCCGAAGCTGACAACTTGTGGCTCACCAGTTTCCGGGTGCGCTTCTTCCTTAGTGCGCTTGTCGTAAAAGAGGATCGTGGTGCTGCCCGTGCCGGCCGCTCGGTTCTGGCCACGCATTACCTGGCCGCCAAGCTTCTGGATCTGCTTGAACGTTCCCCACCAGGGCGACTCGTAGCCACGCTCCAGGGCTGTCATACCAAGCAGGAATACGTTGATGCCCTTGTAGCGCTCTGAGGTGCTCATTGAGCGGGGCCAGCCGAGACCATCACCCCATGGCTTCTGCCATGGCACTGTGCCGTTTTCGAGCGCGGCCATCATGCGCTCAGTGATGGCGTCGTGGACGGTTTGCTTGGTTGCGGATTCAGTTCGCGGCATCACCAGCCTTTCCAGTTAATGCAGCCTTTAGCCCGTCGATACGGTTCATAAGCTTGTCAGTTTGGTCAAAGTTGAGTGGCAGTCTTACGAGGAGCTGTTGCAGCTCATCTATCCTTCCCTCTAGTGCCATTGTTTCTAGGTGACGCTGGATGGCTGCTATTTCTGACGCACTAAGTATGAGCCTCCCATGCTCGTAAGACCAGTCTTCTAAGTCGCCATCCTTGCCTATCATGTAGCCAGTAATCTTTTCGAGTACCTTTCCTAAGCTATCTGGCTGGCTCATAGGGGTGGGCTCCTGTGCGGATTCGACAGGTGCAGTGTCAGCTTTTGGGCGCTCAGTAGCCATGTCGCTAACTCGGTGGTCAGGATGACCTATACCGTTTTTATCGAGAGGTGATTGGTAGTGCCTACCAGCTCGTCCCCCACAGGTTTTACATATAGCGGTCATGCTGATACCTTTGGCACAAAACCACCACGTAACATACATGGTATTGGCTTGGTTGTTTCATGACGCCACTTAGCAAAGCCACAGTTAGCACATAATTCGTATCTTGCATCAGGCAATAACTCAGTAGTATCCGGCGATATAGTTGGCGCATCCGTCCCTTCTTGTTTTTCGTCTGGGTGGGGCATAGGTAACGGTCTAGTGATTCGTATTCTGCTCATTCTTTTGCCTCCCTAGTTAAAACACCAGCCTTAAACAGTTCAACGGCCAGCTTGCAGAGGGCGTTTTCGGGGGTTTTATCTATTTGGTACACGACAGCACGTTCATCGAACGGCCACTCTTGACCTGTTTTGGTTGTATAGGCATAGTAGTAGCCATTGTGTCGAGCTTGCATCATTAGAACGCCACGAGGATTTTCTATTTCTCGGGGCAACTTCCTCAGTAGAAAACCAGCGTCATAGGCAGGAGCGACTTTATGATGCAAACCAGTAGCGTCTAAGCTCGGCAACCCTCCTGGGTCTGCGTAATAACTATGTTCGGTATTATTCCACCCACTCAGCTCATACAGCTCCTTGCAGAGATTAAGCGACGCGACTTGCATAATACCTCCTACTGCTTTCACTCCTGCATACACGACAGACAGGAGCTATTACCAACTTGCGCTTAGCCCAGTAGGTGTTCTCGGGCGTGCGGGGGTGTCCATTGCGGCAGAAGTTCTTATTAGTCCGAGCGGCGAGAGAATTAGCCATTCGTTCAATCCAGGCCCACTGCTGGTCGTAGACGCGGTGGCATGAAGCGCACAGCATCCAGAAGTTTTCGCGCTTGTGTTCGTACTTAGCTTCCGTCAGCTTTGCCCAGAAAACTTCTGG